GAGTCAGGGCTCAATGCCTCTGTGGCAGCAGACAATCCTCCTACCCGTGGATCAATCAGCGGGTGACCACAGCTCTTTTGACACCCAAAGAGTTCAACAACTGACCTTAGTTCAGCAACAGACAATACGAGCTCCACTAAGCCAGACACGTGCTTCACACTCCCGCATATGTTCTGTTCTTTCCCTTTCATCTTTTCTATCATCCTCGAAAAGGCTGAGTCATCAGAAAAAATGTTATCTACTAGATGCGAGAGACGAGTCTTGAAGAGAGGCTCAACAGCAGTCAGGATTGAGTACGCCCTGTTTCCGTAAGACATTAAGGCTGAGTCTTGCCACTTGAATAGTCTTGGTAACAGGTGTGAAAGCTCCCTTGGGAGCCCTAGACTTTCGACATGCTCAAGCAACATGTATCTCACAGCAACTTTGTCCTTCAGCATGAGTAGCTGGTTCTTACTACTTGCATATACGACCCCATCCAACCTGAGCAAGGCAACCTTGGAGTTCATCCACCATTCAACAGGTTCGATGCCAGCCTTTGTCCATAGCATTGGGTGATTCTTAGACCTAAGAGCCAGTCTTTCAAATGAATTCCCTAGGTACTCATAAGCGTTTCGGTAGTAGTTTTCCTTCCGCTTCAACGCTTGTAGTGCTTCTAACATACAAGATGCGTGTATCCCTCGGGCTTGCAACCCCGTTACTGTGTCTTTAACTAGAGATTCAATTCCAGTTACTGCTCTGCTGTAATACATCCCTGCTCCTTCCCCCTGCATAGAGTTTGTGTATTGGCAGACGCATTCTTCCCATCTGGGATATTTGTCTGGGGTGAACATTTTCAACTGTAGTATATCATCTTGAGTGATGGAATGTCGTTTAAAGAGCGAGAGGGTACTCCGCCTGTCAAGTGTCCTTTCTTCTCCTTTGTGAGGTTTATAGAGCTGCTGGAGCTCTCTTATTGAATACTCAATCTCCGTCGTCAGTACTGGACTATCGAGGTTGGTAGGCAGTAGAAGGATTCGCTGGATGCGTCCTCCTTCCATCTCGCTATCTGACATTGATCCCATTGCGCTTGAGTTTTTTAGTCTTCGGTTCGTGGTTTTTCTTAAGTAGCTACTAAGTGTCAGACAGAGTTCAGTGTGGTTCAGCGATTGGTTAGAAGGGGTGATCAAGCCCTTCGGTTATGAAATTCGTAAGGTGAGCTCTCGGGCTAACGATTAGCCGTCCAAGCGTATGCTCCTGTGTTATTCAGTGTCGGATCACTTCTTCTTGGTTGGTCCAGCCTTGTCAGTCTTAGGACTTGCTACCTGCACGGCAGGAGCAGGTGCCTTCACTGTAGGGGTCTCGAGGGCTTTCACAGTTGAAGGAGTCACTCCAGGCGCTTGGGGTTTGGCAGCTGGGGTCTCCAGACCCTTCTCAAGCTGATCCATGTCAAGATCATCTAGGCTAGAAGTTCGGGTGACCGGGCTCTTGTACTCAGCAACTTTGAGCAACATGTCAGCTGATCTCTTCCACTCGACACGTGTCTCCAGAAGTCGCTCGTACATGACACTTGTTGTGTATGCGTAGAACTCAAGACACATGAGACTGTAAGCGTCTCGCTTGGTGTCGGAGTCTTTGACTTCTGCGTTTGGAAGAGGAATGTTCTTGAACTCCGTGTGGCCACCCTCCTTCAGGACTCCGTTAATTGCTTCAACTGCTGCCATTGCTCGTCCGAACATGATTGCAGAGTTACGCTTACGTGTTTTGATCTCTTCTTGAGCTTCTTTCAGCTGGTTCGCAACACTCAGAGCGGTTGTTGCCCCAGCAACTTGCTCAGCAGTAGGAACTTTTTGTGCTCCAAATCTGCTACCGAATCTTGCAGCGAGGTTATCCATAGCGCTAGGTGAGTTGAGGATTGATGAGTTTGTGCTTGTGGTTTTCTTGAATCGCTTGTCGTTACAGTTGTGGTTCACCTGTCTAGTCTGCTTCTGGCTCCTCAGGCTTGAATGTCAGCTCTCCAATTGTTCGGAGTCCGAGCGACGTAGCTTCAGCATCAAATGCTGCCACGGCAGCCGCTGCTCCTTCTCCTAGGACAAAGTTCCCCATGGAGCTGGACAGGTGCTTCTCATATGCAATGGCACATGCAG